CCCGACAGGCTCGTCCCGATCGACGCCGCAAGGCCGGGCGCGAGGGCCGCGAGCCCCTGCGCGATGGCGACGCTGATGGTGGGCAGGACCGAGGTGGCGGCGATGATGCCCTGGTTGGCGAGGATCTGGGAGATGCTCACCGCGAGGGAGTACGCCGAGAGCGCCGTGCCGCCCGCCGAGAGCGCCATGCTGCCCGCGCTGCCGCCCTTGGCCAGACTGAAGACCCCGAGGCCCACGCCGATGGCACTCAGGCCGGCGCTCACGGCGGCGGAGAAGTTGGTGACGCCGCTGGTCGCTGTGTTCAGCGCCGAGGCGGTGCCGCTGGCCGATTTCGTGACACCGCTCAGGGCATCGCCCGCCGCGTCCGTGATAGAGCCCGCCACGTCCGCCGACGCGCCTCCGCCGCCCGAGAACTTGGCGATGAGTGCGCCGGCGCCAGCGAGGATGGAGCCGATGAGCCCGCCGCCGTCGAAGCTGCCCGACAGCCCGCCGATCAACCATTCAAAGAGCGAGAGAAGGCCCTTCACGGCCTGCGAGGCGAGGAAGTCGGTCAGCACGCGCAACATGCTCTTGCCGAAGTTGGCGAAGACGTCGCCGAGCGTCTTCACCTCGCCCGTGAAGAGGGCGAAGAACCCGTCGGAGAAGCCGGCGTGCATGGCAGAGGCGGTGCCGCGCGCGGCGTCCACGAAGTCGTCGAAGACGGTGCGCGAGAGCCCGAGGGCTTCGTTGAGCTTCTTGGCGTCGATCATCCCGTTGAGCTGCGCGGCGATGGCCTCCACCTCGGGCGTGATGACGTTGTTTGTGTCCTTCAGCTTGTCGACGAGGAGCTTCTGGAACCTTGAGATCTCAGTGCCGGCGCCGTCGAAGCGGTTCCCGAGGAGGGCGGCCAGGGCGGCGATCTGATTCATGTCGTCGATGAACTGGGAGACCTTGAGGCCGGCGAGCCGTTCCTGGAGAACCTTCACGGCATCGCTCTCGACGCCAAACGCCTTGGCCGCCTTGAGGATGGCCTGCTCCGTGATGGCGATCTTGGCGCTCAGTTCGTCGCCGAGTCCCTTGCCGAGCATCTGGGATTCCTGCTCGGCGATCCCGACGGCCGTGCTGTAGTCCCCCAGCGCGATGGTGGCACCGCTGGAGGCGTCGGTGACAAAGGACCAGGCTTCGGCCACGGTCTCGGCTGTCGCTCGGAACGTCTGGAGCCGCATCATCTCGTCCAGCAGGCCGTGGAGGCGCACGCGCATCTTCTCGGCGTCGTCGGTCGTGTCTCCGAAGCGCGCCGCGAGATCCTCGAGCGCATCGCGGGTGGTCGTGATGGAGTCGGCGAGCCGCCTCATCTCGTCCCCGTCGCGCTTCGCCGCCTCGTTGATCTTGTCGATCGCAATGCCAAGATTGGACCAGGCTGCCATCGCGTCGAGGAGGGGCTGGGTGCTGGATGCCGGCCCGTTCGTCAGCGCGGCGGCGGCCTGGAACTCCGCGTGCATCTCGTCGGCCACCGCCTTGAGGATCTTCGTCGAGAGGTCGACGCGCGCGACGGCAATGTCGTTGAACGCCGTGATGTACTTGGCCCGCACGGCGGCGACGGCCTTGCCGGTGAGATCATCGCTCTGTTTCGCGATGGCCATCTCGAGCCCAAAGGACGCCTGGAGCGCCGCCGCCTTGGCGTCCAGCGCGTGTTGCTGAAACGCCACGAGGTCCAATTCGTCGCCCTGATGCAGGGCCACGCGCTGCTTGACATAGGCCTCGTCAAGCGCCAGCGAGGCCGCGTTCGTCGCCTGCTGAACCTGGAGCGCGGCTTGCGCGGCACCGAGCCGGATGGCATCGAGCGCCGCATTCTTCTGGCTCGCCTTCTCCTTCGCGGCGGTGACGTCCTCCGTCGCGATGACTTCCCCGCGCGCGAGCGCCGAGAGCGTGTCGCCGAGCACCTTGCTCTTGGCGAGCGTCTCGTCGATGTTCGTGAGCTGCGCGGCCATCGCGTCGCCGGCCACCTTGACCGCGCCCGTGAAGTTGCCCTTCAGGATCTCGCTCAAGAACACGAAGGTGCCCGTGATGGGGATGAGAGCCGCCTGGAGGGCCACGAGCCCGGCGATGAGCGCGCCACCGATGATGGCGACCACGGGCGGCAGGATCACCTTGGCGAGCTGCCAGAGCACCTCGGCCAGCGGCTTGAGCGCGTTCCAGAGCCCGACGGCTACCGAGCTGATGACGGCCCACGCCGCCGCGATCGGCACGCGGAGCACATCGCGGGCGGCGTCGATCCAATCGCCGAGCGTCTCGTTGGCCTTCGTCAGGCCGGGCAGGAGCGCGGCGCCGATCTCCTGCGCGATCCCGTCGAACATCAGCGTGAGCGCGTTGCCCGAGGTGATGAAGCGATGGGTCAGCTCGGCCGACTCCTCCGTCCACTTGCTGTATTTGTCGGCGCGCGCCTGGAACTTCTCGAACTCGGCGCTCGACATGGCGAAGAGCGGGGCCAGCTCTCGGAACCCGCGGCCGAACAGCGCCATGCCCGCCGCGCTGCGCTCGCCCGCCGTCCCGAGATTCGAGATGCGGTCGCGCAGCATGAGGAACGTATCCCCTTCGACTTTGCCCTCGAGATCGGCGATGGTCACGCCGAGCTTCGCGAGACCCTTGCCGCCGGAGTCCACCTCCTGCGCCATCTTGACGAGGGCCGTCGTGAGCACGTCGGACTTGAAGCCGAGGAGCTGGAACGTGTCGGCGAGGTTGTCCGCGGCATCGGCGCTGAGCCCCGAGACGGCCTGGAGGCGGCGCACCTCCTCGAAGTTCCGGACCATGGATTCGGTGGCGGTGTGGACGGCGAGGCCGAGCGCCGCGAAACCGGCCGCCGCGAGTCCGAGCGGGGAGGTCAGCGCGCCGAGCGCCTGGCCGAAGAGGCCGGTACTGATCCCCGCTTGGCTCATGAGGCCGGCCGCCTTCTGCGCGCTGGCGCCGAGGCCGTTCAGCGCCTGCTCGGCCTTCGCGGCGCCCCCTGCGGTCAAGCCGCCCAGTTGCGCGCCGGACTTCGCCACCGCGTCGAGGACTTTGCTGGCTTCAGCCGCCCCCGTTGCGGTGACGCGGATGCTGATGGTGCTATCGGCCATCAGCCGCGGTCCTGGCCCTGCATCCGCGCCTCGTGCTCGGCGAGAATCGCCGCGGTCCGCTCCCGCTTCTCGCGGTCATCCTCCGACTCGTTGGCGAGCGCCGCGGCCCTGGCTTCGACCAGCCGGGGGTCGAGCTCCAGCGGGTGCTCGCGTCCCGTGAGATCCCGGAACGTGACGCGCTTCGACCACTGCCCGGTCATGAGGGCGTGCTGCATCACCACGTCAGCGAAGTGGACATAGCGTCGCTGGGCCCCCGCCACCTTCTCCTCAAACTCTCGGATCGTGTACTGCGCGAACTCCCACGGGTGCAGGTCCAGCAGCCCGAGGGCCACTGGACGTGCGCCCCGCTTCCAGCCGTCTACGTCGACGAGTCGGAGACGCCCGCTAGCGAGAAGGGCGTCGAACTCCGCATCGGGGAGCTCGGCGTAGGCGTCGGCACGTTTCCCGGGTCCGCCTCCGCATCGGCCAGTTCCGTGGCTGTGGCCTCGATCGCGCCGCGCTCGTTGCGCTTGGTCTCTTCGTTCTCGAGGATCTCGACGATCGACGCGAAGTCCGCGAGCCCGCACTTGACCAGTCCCCGGAAGACGGCGATACGGAAGTCGGTATATTGGCCGCCGCCGCGGATGTGCGCGCCGATGAGCTTCTGCGCCTGGGGCGGGTTCAGATCCTTGTACTGCGCGATGTGACGGAGGCCCGCCCAGAGGCAGAACTGGAAGGCGTCCGGGTCGAGCTGGAGCAACAGTTGCCCGAGGATGGTCGTGGTGACCTTGCCCGCGCCGACCGGCTGGAACGCCGTCAGGCTCCGGCAGATGTCCTGGACGTCATCGGGGGTGTAGCGGAGGTGGTACGTCTGGCCAGCGAGCTTGACGTCGACGAAGTCCATAGCTTAGCCGCTCCTTGGGAGGGTGGGGTGGCGCCCGGCGTGCGCGCCACCCCCATGGCGGCGCGCAGCTACGGGGCGATGGTGGGACGCGTGGAGCAGGCGATGCCGGTGCGCGACAGGACGAGGTTGGCCATGTCGTAGGTGCGCGGCAGCGCCTTTTGAAACCCGCGGTACTTGATGCGGTTGGTGACCCCGGTGATGCGCACCTGGAAGTTGCGCTCCACCTGCGTCTCCGCGTCCGTCAGCATGGCGAGGTGCTGCGCCAGATCGGGGTCGAACTGCACCGTGAAGTCGAGGCTCACCGGCGCGATGAGGGCGGGCTGCTGGACCTCCGCGAGGCTCGAGATCAAGTCGTCGCGGTTGGTCGTGGTGATCATATTGCTCTCGCCGCCGGACTCCGCGAGGTCCGTCACCTGGGCGATCTGCGTGAAGTTCGTCTCGCCCACCGCGGCGGTGTTCCCGCGCCACAGTGTCGCTTTGCCTCCGAAGATCTTCGCCATGACGGCCCCCTTGTGTCGTGTTGGGGGCCTCGCACGGTGGCCTCTCGGTCATGCGGTGATCCTTCCCGTTACGGAGCCGTGAGGGGCTCCGTGGTCAATTCGTTCATGGTCTTGCACTTCCGGCACGGCTCTTCAAAGAAGCGGATCGGCGGCAGGTACTTGCCGATCAGGGTTCCGCACTGCTTGCACTCCCAGCGCAGCGTCCGCTTCAGGCGGTCCATCCGCGCCTCGTGCGCTGCCAACACCGCCGCGGCACGCTCGGCCTTGCTCAGGCCGGCGTCCGGCGGGGAATCGGGCAGCGCGGAGGCGACGGCCACGTCCTAGTGCTCGTCGGGCTCGTCGCCCGGCTTCGGGGCCACGACGTCCTTCGGATCGACCGGGTACCAGATGATGTGCGGCGTGGTCGCGTCATTCGAGCGGTCGATGTAGCGCGTGACCTTGCCCTCCTGCTCGAGCTTCAGGCACTCGGCGTGGGCGTCCATCTGCTCCCGATCCGTGCTGGCCAGGTAGGTGGTGAGCCCCTTGCCGTGCCCGTCGGCGTTGCCCTTCATTGCGTCGAGGACGTCCATGGGTGCGTCTCCTTTACGCGGAGGTTCCGACGTAGATGACCAGCGCGCCGGCGGAGGCGCCGGCCGAGTTGACGATGTTGATCAGGTCGGCGGTGGCCGCCGTGACCGTCACGCCCGCGCCGGGATCGGCCCAGACGTAGATCCCGCCCGCGCTGAGCGGCGGCGCGGCGCCGGAGGCCGCCGAGAAGATCGGCACGCCGTTCGCGGCCGGGCGCGTGAGGGTCAGCGTGGTGGTATTGGCCACGCCCGCGATCCCATTGGCGGCCAGCACGATGGCGCGGAGCTTGACGATGACCACGGACGCGCCCGCCGAATCCACGAGCGTGCCGCCGGTCGCCAGGTCGTGGACGGCCGTCGCGCCCGTCGTGACGGTGATTTGATCGCCCCAGCACTTGTCGGCCTGGCCCGCGGCGATGCCGGAGGCGATGAGCCAGGCGGCGTCCGCGCTGGTGATGAACTTGCTCGGCGCGATCGCGGCCCCGGAGACGAGCGTCCGGTCATCCGTGATGTACGCCGAGACCGAGATCTTGCCGCCGAGGGTCACCAGCCCGCCTTGCATAGCGGGATGGCCGGACACGCGGAGGGCGTCGTACCAGCCGAGGCCGGCGTGGCGGGCGTCCTTCAGCATCGCAAGGCGGGCCTGCATCGCCCGGCCGGCGGGGGTCACGCGCGAGAACAGAGACGGCGTCTTCATGGGCACACTCCTTTGCGGGCGGTCGAGTCAGGGCTCACAGCGTCTCCGTTGCGGTCACGAGCCAGTGCTCGCGGAAGAAGGCCCGCGGCTCCCTGGCACCGTCGTCGGTGTCGCGCGGCATGTCGGGATCCGGGCGGATGTCCAGGATGGGCGCGGTGATCGTCTCGGGCGCCAGCAGGCACCGGAGGTGGTCGGCGAACAGGCGATTGAGGCGCGTGCCGGCGGCGATCACCGCATCGCCGATGACGTAGCCCCAGACCGCCACGCGGTGGTAGTGCATGAGCGTGTCGTCGCGGTCGTCGTGGGCGCGGATCACGCTGCCGGACGAGCGCATGACGCCGAGGATGCCGCGGCCGAGATCGGCCTCCGCGGCCCCTTCGTACTGGTCGATGCTCAGGAGCGAGCGCGTCACCTTGGGCGTCGTCCAGTACACATCGCTGGCCGCGATGGTGGCCAGGCGCGTGGCGATAGCCGCCTCGATTCGCTCCTCCAGGGGCTCGACGGCGGGCAGCATCACTCGTCGCCCGCCTGGACGCGCTGCTGGGTGACCCAGTCGATCTCGTGGAGCATGTTCTTCTCAAGCGTCGCGTCGCCAAGCGCCTGCATCTTCGCGAGGAGGCCGCCGGCCACCATGGCGTGGGGCAACGAGGGCCCGAACTGCTCGACGATCGGCAGGCGCGGCTTGCCCCGGCGCGCGAAGACGCCGCGGTGACCGCTCTTCATCGTGGCGAGGAAGCCGCTCGGGATGAGGCCGCGGCCGCTGGGCAGCCTGTAGGTCACGCCGGCCTTCGTCTGGCGGGCGCCGAACGCGATCAGCGGGATGCGCTTGCCGGTGACGGTGAGCGTGCCGATCTGATTGCTGAACGTCGCGCGCTTGATGGCGATGGCGGGCGTGACGTCCTTGTTGCGCAGGCCGACGGCGGCGACCAGGCCTCGGACCGTGGCGGTCTTGACCGTGCTGAGGGTGCGATTGACCGCCCTGGTGGCGGCCTTCGGCGCGTCCTGGCCGATCTCGAGCAGGCGCCGGGTGAGCGCCTCCGTGCCCGTGACGGTGATGAGCGCGGCCATCAGTCCACCACGACGTGGAAGAACTCGGGATCGCTGCGGTCAACGCGGTCGACGCGATAGGCGCGCGGGGTGCCGCCGAGCTTCCGGGCGGCGGTGAACGTGTCGCCCGGCTGGATGTCCGTCACCTCGTCGCGCCGGAAGGACGCCCAGTCGGTGTCGTACTCGACCACCTCGCTCGAGGCGTCCACGACGGGCCTGTAGGCGTCCCAGATCACCGACGCCGAGCTCGCGCCCCAGGTCGCCGGGAGCCCGGTGGCCGTGAGCGCGAAGGCGCTGGTGAAGACGTCGAGGGCGGGGCGGGCGTCGGCCATCAGGGCGTGGGAATGGTGTCCAGGCGCACGAACCCGGTGACCGAGGGGCGAGGCGCGTCCTTGTCGGCGACGCCGACCTTGAGGGTCTCGGGGAGACCCTGCACGCGGCCGGTGCCGGGGTCCATCGGGAGACCGGTGTTGTTGGACAGGCACCCGCCGGCGGCGTACCAGAAGATGGGGTCGCCCGCGATCCACGCTTCCTCGTGAACCTTGGCGTACTCCACGGTGCCGGTGAGCGCGTGGAACTGGGCGCCGACGTCGACGGTCGAGTCGGCGATCACGAGATGCCCGTCGATGAAGTACGCGCGGCCTTCGACCACGCCGCCGACGGGGGCGACGAAGGCGTGGGTGGTGACGGGCCTGGGGGCGGGCGCCTTGCGGGCCTGACGATCGCCCTGCCGCTCGCGCTCACGATCGGCGCCGGGCGGCGTGTCTGATGGCTTGCTCGGATCCATGTCGGTCTCCTCTCCCCGCGTCGCCGTTAGGCGAGCGCCGCTCCGAGGTTCACGCCGAAGAGCAGGACCAGGCCCGTCGCCGAGGGGTTGGCCGCGACGCGATAGGCCACGCCCGCGGCGAAGTTGCCCGTCGTCACCGTGGTGAACCGCTTATTCGTGTCGTCCCAGTTCACCTGCTGCCCCTCGGTCCACGCCTGCGCGGAGAGCTTGGCGTGCTCGACGACGCCGGTGATCACGCCGGTGAACTGCGCCCCGCTGAGCACGGTGATGGCCGGGATCACGAGCAACGAGCCGATCTTCACGCCGATCCCGACCGTGACGTTGGCCGGAGCCGTGAAGGTCGGGTTTTCGCCTTGCTGAAGGAAGGTCTTCATGGCGTTCTCCTATGCGCCCACGTTCTTGTAAGCCGCGCGCCAGTCGGCGGCCTTGAAGGCCACGTCGATCCGGCAGCGGAACTTCATGCCGTCCACGTCGAAGCCCTCCATCTGGGTGACGAGCGGGCCCTCCTGCCCATCGAGGACGCCGTGATACAGGAGCGGGGCCTGCTCGACGCCGGTCGCCATGTACCAGGCCGTGGCGCTGTTGGCGTCCAGCCGCGGCTCGACGATCACGGTCAGCGGCGTGCGGCCCCCGCTCGTGAAGGGATTGACGCTGCTATTGACGGCTGGGGTGACCTGGGTCACGTACTGATCGGCGACCAGTTCCAGCGCGGCCGGCACGACGAGGTAGCGCGGCGCGAGGTTGAGGAAGGTCGTGCCGTCGAGGCCCTTCTGATTCCGGATGGCGGCCCGGCCGATGCCGAGCGAGGCCACCGAGATCACCGTGCCGGACCCGGTGAGGTTGGCGTGAGTCGCGTGGAAGAGCGCCACAGCATCGCCCATCGTCGGGTTGCTCGTGATCTGCGCCCAGGCGAGGTCGGATTCGATGTCGCGCGCCTTCCGACCGAACGCGGCCGGCACCTCGCCGAAGGCGTTCAGGTCATCGTTGATCAGGGCCTGGCGGGTGATCCCGAACATGCGCCCGTAGGTCTTGAGCTGGATGGACTCCTTCGCCTCACCGATGGTGCCGAACGTGTACTCGCCGTGTTCCAGGATCTCGAGCAGGGCCGGCGCATCGCCGACCTGGAGCTGACGGGACGGCTTGAAGTCCGACAGCGTGACGAGCCGCGAGAGCGGGAGCCACGTCTGCGGCGCGGCCTCATAGGCGGCCCGGAGGTTCTTGTTCGCGGCGTCCTCGAAGAGGCCCGGGAAGTCGGTGGTCGTGTGCAGCCCCGCTCGCGTGAGCAGGACGTCGACGAGCCGGGATCGATCGAGGCCGCTCGTGCGGACGCCGCGGGCGCTCAGGAACGCGCGCCCGACGTCCAGCAGGCTCATGCCGCGGTATTGGCGGCTCTTGTCGTCGAGCGGGAAGCGGTCGGGGGCAATCCGGTGCAGGAGCGCGCCCTGGATGCCCGCGCGCACGTGGACGAGCGGATCATCGCCGACCATCACCTCGCTGGCGCCGCTGGGTCCGTTGCGCGGCCCGCGGTCATCGCCGCCGCGCTTGCGGAGCTCGTCGAGCACGAGGCCCTGCGCCTTCACCAGCGACATGTTGCGATCGCGGATCAGCTTGTCCTCGAAGGAACGCGGCATCCTCGCCGCGAGGCAGGCACTGCGGATGCCCTCGCAGCGCTCGTTCTCTGCGGCCGCGCCCGCATCGCGCTCGTTCGGCTCGGCCGGATCGCCCTTCGCGTCGGCGGGGGGCGTGCGCAGCGGGTTGTCTTCGACGATGGTCTCCGCTCGGTCCTCGTCCATGTTCGGCTCCTCTTGGGCGGCGCGCGTCACCAGCACGCACGGGTTGGTCTGTGTCTGGTCGGCGCGCACCTTGGCGCCGTTGTCGGCGGGCATGGGGACGGCGGAGATCTCGTAAGGCTCCCAGTCGGTGGCGTGGCGCACGGCCGGCTTGCCTTCGCTGGCCTCGGTCTGCTCGTACTTGTGCACGCGGTAGCCGACGCTGACGTTGCGGATGATCCCGTCGCGGATGTCCTGCCAGACGGGATCGACGTCGGCGCGCTTGGAAAAGCGGATGGTAGCGAGCGCCTTGCCGCCCATCACACGCGCGCTCTGCTCGACGACGACGCCGAGGATGTCGGCGAGGTCGTAGGCGCTATGCGCGTTCAGAAACGGGGCGCCGTTGTTCAGGCGATCGAGGCGGATGTCGCTCGGCTTGAGCGAGAGCGTCTCGACGTAGCGGGCGTCGCTCATCCAGTCGTAGCGCATGACCGGCGCGCCGGTCGAAAAGATCACTTCTGCGGTGCGCGCCTCAGCATCGATGCTCCCGGGGCGAACGTCGGCGCGGAGCGCGAGGGGCGGGAGATCGATCTGCGCGGGCGTGGGCTTCACGCGCGCCAGCGTGCGCGGTTACGGCGGCGGACCTACATAGCCGATTTGGCTACCTATCGGCGCGACGGGACAGAAACGGGGCTCGGGGCGTCGCCGGTGAGGATTCGGACTCCAGCCAGCCCTTGCGATAGAGCACCGCGTAGTGGCCCCGGACGGCCTCGTGGTGCATTCCGAGCTTGCGGGCGACCACACGGCACGGGCAGGCCTCCGAGACGGCCTCGTGATAGGCGGTGACGACGGACAGCACCTGGGCCTGGCGGTCGGTCAGCGGGAGCGGTTCGGCGGCGACCTCGGGGGCCACGCCCCTTACGGCGCCTCGATCGCCTTCAGCACGGCGTCCTTGGCGCGCTCCCAGACGTCGGGGTCGATGCCGTCGGGCGCCACGTGGTCCTTGGCCTTGGCGATGCGCTCCCTGAGCGCGGCGAGGTGCTCGTCGGCGGACTCGTGCACGTGCCCCTTCACGCGTTCGACCGCGGCGTGGACGTCTGCGGCGCCCCGAGGCTCGGGCTCGTTGCGGCCAAACTGACGGTCGGAGAGGTCTCCGGGCTTGATCATGCGTGGCCTCCGTTGCCGTTCGGGGTGACGGGGGCGAGCGCCGGCGCGGCCTTCGCCGGGTCGCGCGGCTGGCCCTGTTCGGTGCTCTTGCGCGGGTCGCCGTCGAAGATGGCGCCGATCTTGTCGAACTTCTTGTTCCACTCGTCGATCTCCGCGAGCTGGGCGTCGGGGTCGTAGCCGCGCTCGCGGACCATGTCGGCCCACGTGATCGCGCCGATGCGGAGGGCGGTCTTGTAGCCGCGCGCCTCCGCGTCGGGGTCCAGCATGGCGGGCGGCTGGGGCGTCCATTCGGCGGCCGGGGCGACGTCCACCTTCATCCCGCCGACGATCGCGGCTTGCATCGCCCACGCCCAGACGGGGTCGCAGAACTGCGGGATGAGCATCCGCCACCGCCAGTCCTCCACGCGCGCCCAGTGGCGGAGGCGGGACATGCGCGCGGCGGAAAACGGCATATTCCCGTAGTCGCCGGTGAGGTCTTCGTAGGTGACGCCCAGGCCGGTGGCGATCTTGCGGAGCACGGTCTTGGCGTAGGCGTCGTGCTCGTTGACGGAGGGCGGGTCCACGACCGTGACCGATCGACCCGCAGCCAGGTTGTGGATCATGCCCGGCTCGAGCATGTCGACGGTCGGCGCTTCGACGGTCGTCGTGCCGAGCGCGGGGGACGTGCCGTCGACGTCGGTCGTGATCGCGGCGAGGCAGGCGGCGATCTTCTGCTTCATCAGCGCGGCGTCTTCGTAGTCGTCCAGATCCTTGAGCGTGAGCGTGACCGGCGCAAACCACGACGCGCCACGGATCTGCCCGGGCCGCCCGTTCTTGAACACGTGCAGGATCTCGGACGCGGGAATAGACCGCGAGGCGTTGGCCACGCTGCCGACGAACAGGGAGCCGGGATGCTCGGAGAAGAGCCAGTAGGCGACCCGCTGGCCGATGGCGTTGAACTCGATGCCCTGCATGATCCGGCCGCCGCCGAAGGTCGTGACGCCGTCCTTCGCGCTGTCAAGGTAGTCGGGCTCGAGCACCTGGAGCTGGAGCGGGATCGGCAGGCCGTCCTCCGGGCGCCGCCACCGCCGGCGGATGAGCACTTCGCCCGACTCGACCGCGGTCCGCATGACGAGCTTCTGGATCCCGGCGAAGTCGAGGCGGCCGTCGGCATCGCAGGCCGTCGTCTCCGCCCACGCCTTCCAGCGGTCCTCGGCCTGATTGCGCGCGGCCGCCGTGCCGGACTTCTTGTTCGGCTTGGCGACGATGCCCCACCCGACCGCGTGGTCGACGATGGTGGACAGCGCGGACTCGGCGTAGCTGTTATTGCGGACCAGATCCCGGGCGACTTCACGGAGACGGGCGAGGCCGCTGTTCGCCGCGTTCGCATCGGTCGAGCCCGCACGATTCCAGCCCTGCGTGCGACGCCCCGTGGCGGCGGCTTCGTAGTGCCGTTGCATCAGCTCGCCGGCGATGCGCGCGCGGCGTCGGCGGAGTGTCCAGACCGGCGCGAGGGCCGAGGACAGGCGGTCGAGCCACTGGCCGATGCGGGTGGTCATACGCCCTTGCTGTGCGCCGCGAGCCGGTACGGGTAGACCGACGTCGGATTGAGGTCGCGCTCCATCTCGGCCAACAGCGCCCGCATCTGCTCGAGCGATTGGTAGGTGGTTGACCGATTGCCGAACGTGACAGTCAGGACGCCGGACGCGATGGCGGCTTGGAGGGCGTCTCGCTGCGCTGCGGTCCAGGCCATCGCGCTTCTCCTCTGACGGCACGTCGGCCGTAGTGGAGACCGCGCTCTGTGGCGGTGGGTCTCGTGTTGCTACCGCGATCTTACTACACGTGGTCCCGGGGACGGGCGCGATTCTGCGCGATGCAGTCGGTCCCGAGCACGTCTCCCCGGAGCACATGCAGCGTCACCGGACCCGTCTTCTTGCGCTCGAAGAACTCCCGGAACTCGGTCGCGCAGTCCTCGGGGATCAGGACCGCCACCTCGACGTAGCGGATCGGCGGGCGGTTAGGCATCCGGCGCCCGGTGCGCGCGGAGCACGTGCCGGGGTGGCAAGCCAGCGCGACGCGCGAGGTCGGAGACGTGCGACTCCGTCACGCCCAGGCGCTCCGCGATGATCGCGGTGGTCCGGTCGGTCGGCCAGAGCTCGCGGATGACCTGAAGGCGCCGGGCCCGTACGGCTTTGGAGACGCGACCCCCCGGTTGGGCGGCCATCACCACCGCCATAGGCGGACAACGAGCGCGGCGACAAACCCGATCAGAAAACCGGCGAGGCACACGTTGAGCGGTGTGACGTGTGCGCCGGCCATCAGGCGATCGACGCGTCCAGCCGCACGGGGCAGTTGCCGCCATGGGCTGCGCCCGTAAAGAAATGGGCTCCGCGTTGGCACAGCCCGAATTGCACCATGCCGCCGTCGGCGGCGATAACCTCGTCGCAGCGGACACACACCAACGGCTGATCCAACCAGCCAGGCTCGAACGTGACCGGTCGTCGCGCCACCTCGATCCGCCCGGGCTCCAGGTTTGCCGGTACCTGCTCCTCCTCCAGCAGCGCGTCGTAGAGCACCAGCATCCGCATCAGCGAGAACCATTCCGCCCGGCGATACGTCTCCAGCAGCGTCGAGGGCCCGTTGACCTCGTGGCCGATCAGGCCCTTGAGGCTATCCGCGTGCTGCTCGGCCCGTTGCCGCTCTCGTTCGATCCGCGCTCGGTTCATCGTCACCTCCTCAGCCGGAATCCCGGTAGTCGGGGCGCGGTGGCGATAGCGGCCGGGGATAATCCTCGCCGGCATGCAGAGAGGTACTCAACCTGCTCGGCGCTGGCGGGCAAGGCGGCGGGGTCGGGGTGCCTCCGAGCACGGGCGGCCAGATGCCATCCCACGACGGCGGCAGCGAGGCGATGCACGACGGGCACCACGCCCAGCACGTCCCGCGGTGGAAGAACCAGTGTCGGAGTCGCTTGAGCACAGTCACCTCCTCGCCAGCCACCCGCGCGGCTGGCCGAGCCAGGGGGCCTTGCGCGGGGGCGGAGCGGGGCCAGAGGGTCTCGGGGGCGGGCCCGCTGCCGGGAGGGGCGCCGCGGTCGGCTCCTGCCCCGTGGCGACCTCCAGCGCGGCCCAGTCGGAGTCGGCGAAGCGGTCCAGACCGACCACCGCGGCCGCGGCCCGGGCGTAGACTCGGGCGTCAAGGGCATGATTCTGGCGGCCGGGGATCAGGCTCCATTCCAGCCGCACGAAGCCGCGGGCGGTCTTGACCGGGATGAGCTGCTCGGCGGTCAGCTCGCGGAAGTAGTCCTCGCCGTACTCGGGGAAGTGCACGAATCCCGGGGGCGGCGGGCTGCCGTCGGTGGGCGCCTCGAGCCGGAGCCAGCCGTAGAGCTCGCCCTTGGCGATGTGGCCCGACACCGGCCAGACGCGATAGCCGCGCTTCAGCTTGCGGCCGCGATCGCTCAGCTCGACCGGCGACGGGGCGCCGATGAGGGCGCCGCCTGAGGGCCCGCCCTTGATCGCGATCACGCGGGACATGGGATGCTGACGCGCCCAGCCGTAGACCTGTTGCGTGTTGTACCCGGAGTCGACCGCGAGCATGCGGATGGTCATCCCGACGCCGTGCTCGTGGGGGAACGTGCGGGCGAGCAGCTCGTCGAGCTGGGGCCAGGGCCCGCGGGTCAGGTCGGCCGTCTCGCCGATGAGCATCCCGTAGTCGATCGACCACGACGACTTGCCGCGGCCCCAGCCCACGACTTCGTAGACCAGGCGGTCCTTCTGCACGTCGACGCCCACCGTCAGGAACAGGGCGCCGCGGGGCACCGTCCCGATGCGGTAGGCCTCACGCCGGCGGTAGAGCGGCTCCCACGCCGGGGCGTCGCCGCGCACCGTGAACGTCTCGCCGAGCACGGTATTGACGAACGTCTGGAGCGTGAGCGCCCCGCCGCGGTTGGCCTTCACGAACTCCGCGGCGAGCTGGCCCCACGTGGCGTTCGGACTGTAGGAGTAGGCCGCCCAGATGTGAAACGAGGCATGGCGATGGTCGGGCGTGAAGTGCTCGGGCGCCTCCGCGCGCCACTCGCCGGCCTCCACCATGCCGCGCTTGTCCTTCGGCTCCATCACGCAGCCGTTGGCCTCGCAGCGGAAATAGGCGGCTTCTGGATGCCCCTCAGGCCACGTCAGGTTCGGGAAGCGGAGCACCTGGAAGGCGCCGCAGTGCAGGCAGGGCACGTAGTAGCGGCGCTGGTCGCCGTCCTCGAAGAGGTCCGCGATCCGGCTATGCCCGGCCAGCGTCGGCGTCGAGCCCGCGATGATCTTGCGGTCCCAGTAGTACTCCGAGCGGCGGATGCCCAACTCGATCGGGTCGCCTTCCGTCCCCGCGCTCGCCGGGTAGCCGTCCACCTCGTCGAAGATCACGACGCGCCTAGACGTCCGACGGAACCCCCGCGGGCTATTGGCACCGACGAGCGAGAGGGAGCCGCCGCGGAAGAACTTCTCCGTGAGGGTGTTGCTGCCGTCGCGCGATTTCGCTTCGGAGACGAGGCCGCGCAGCACGGCGACGTCGTGCAGGAGGGTCGCGATGTCCTCCTTGCTGTGCTTCTTGGCGTCGTCGATCGTGGGCTGGACGAGCAGGATTGGACACGGGTCTTCCGCGATGAAGTAGCCGACGGTGGCGCAGATGCAGCCCTTCGTGTAGCCGGTCCGCGACGATTTCATCAGCGAGACGCGCTCGATGCTGGGATCCGAGATCGCCTGCATGATCCCGCGCTGGTACGGCAGCGTGCGCCACCGGCCCGCGTTGGCGTCGCCCTCGGGCAGGACGTAGTGCGTATCCGCCCACGCGTCGAGGTGCAGGCGCTTGGCGGGGCGCCATTGCTCGCGGACGCGGCGGTCGACCTCGGCGAGGAGGCTAGGCATGGTTCCGAAGGGCGCGGATGACGGTCGCCCAGCAGATCACCACACCATCGGGGAATCGGTGGCGCCGCCGCAGCCACATCGCCGCCCACCACAGCGGCCTCAATTTCCACGGTCGCGATACCCAGACCTTCCGGGCGAACCACAGCATGCTCCATGCGGAGTCGTCCGCCACAGCCACAATCAGGTCCGAGACGAACAGGTCTTCGAGCAGAAGGAATGGTCGACCGAAGACCAGTCGGCGATGCGGCTCGCCAGGGAGCCGATGCCACAGACGGCGCGTGAAGACCGCCCGGCCGCGGTCAAGGTTCCAGGTCACGAAGAGTGGCTGCCGCTCGGCCACCTCGCGCACGATGGCTCTGTTACTGGCCATTCGCCAGCTCCTCAAGCGCTTCGTCGATCAACTCGGCGAGGACCGCCAGGTCGGCCACGGGGAGATGCGGCAAACGGGATTTCGCGCGACTCGGGATGCCGCGGAGCTTCGTCTTGGCGGTCACGACCATCGTCGAGTAGCGGATCTCCGCGGCGCGGGCCGGAATCAGCGTGCCGGACTGCTTGCGGTTGGCCATCTCGATCTTGCGGGCCTGGGCGCGCGTCAGACGCTTCTTTTCCTCGGCCATTGTGAGCAAATCTGGGCCCTTGAGCGGCGCGCCGGCCCGATTTGCGGTCCATTCCTGCTCCGCGAGGGCCGCATCCACGATCACGACCCGTCCGTTGACATCGCGGCCGATGCTGCGCGTCAGCCGGCCGTTTTTGATGCCCTTGCGCACGGCCGCCTCGTTGACCTGCATTCGGGTCGCAAACGCGTTCACGGAGAGGGAAACGGGCGGCGTTTCAGCCGTGGCGGCCATGCTCACCGCGCCGAGACTCTCTGTAAGTGGCCGTCGTTATGTGACATTCGGACCCTCGTTTTTCGCATGAAACTAGTCGAAGCGGGCGCCGCTCTCACCCGCGC